TCAAGCCCCTGGGGCACCTGATTCGGACTGATCTTCTGAACGTCCTTGTCCGGGTCTCCATTCACCTCGATGACGAGCCCGGTCTGAGCGCCTTTCTGCTCCAGCTCCTCCACGGTCATGTTCGTCAGGGCACCGGCGCGCACCTTGTAGCCGCTGTTCGCCGTGGTGTTCACGACGTGCAGCTCCTGGGACGTGACCTTGTTGAGCAGCTCTTGGCTGCCGATGAGATTCTCCACCAGGCCGACCGTTGTGCCACGGCGGAAGTACGGGAAGTAGGGTATGACGGAAAGGTGCTTGTACGGGCTCCAGTCGTCGTGCAGGCGCACGTTGTCTGCGATCACGGTCCAGCGTATGCGTCGGATCAGCTTGGTCGTGACCTGCAGACCGTAGTTCTGGACGATGTTCGCTATCCGGTCCCGGTCAAAGGTGTCAGGCACTGGGCGCATGTCCCCGGTGCGCGGGTCCACGAAATGTTTCTGCCGGTCCATGAGGCGGTACTGCCGCTCAATGAGCCGGATGTTCCTCATCACACTCGAGTTATCGTAGTCGCCGTTGTACATCGGGTTAAACCGGTCACCGAACCGGTCCCGGTACGCCTGGATGGAGTCGTAGCCGTAGGGGAAGAAGCTCTGCTCACGGTTGCGCAGCAGTTCGGCATCGGCCTTGTTGTACAGGATGGCGATGTCGTCCGCCGTGACCCACTTCGTTGTGAATACCTCAGACCAGGTGTCGGGGTCGTACTCCTCACCGTCCGGGTCAATCACCACGTTCTTCGGGTTCAACTGGTCAATACGCACCTCGCCCTGCATGGAGTCGTCATGGTCAATCCGCACGTCCAGGAAGCCACGGGACGTAATGATCCCGTCAGCAAACACGTCGCTGCGCTTCCAGTCGAGCTGGTTGTTGTCACTGATCTGCTTGAACACCTTGGACAGGGTCTCCGCCGTCTCTGAAGGTGCACCGGAGCGCGGGCGAAACCCAATCTCTGAGCGGTTGTAAATCTGCTCGCCCATCACGTTGCTGATGGTGCTGATGATCTTGTTGATGGTCAGCGCGGGGCGTCGGACTTGTTCAAGCGCCTTGCGGTCCTTCGCGTCCCACTGGTCGCCACGGAAAAACGCGTCGCACTTCTCCGCTTTCTCCACGAACTGCGCATGCCCGTTGTCTCGCGCCCAGGCATATCTTGTGTATTGTTTCATACACAGGGCGGTATCAATTGGCATGGCTTACCTCTTAATCCGATGTACATCTCTTGCAGCGTCTCGGTGGTCAGGGTCTCAAGAATGCGACGGTTCCACAGGTATGTCGGTGGCTCGCCATGTGTGGTGTAGTGCCTGGCCAGCCCTCCACGCTCTGCGTCGACGCCCACCTGGTCGTGCGGGAATCCGACACCGACGATGGCGTCTACGAAGAGGGCGCGGGTGAACAGGAGGTGGTCGTCTGTCATTTGAGAAAACGGAGTTTGTAGACCGTGGTCGCTGCGAGCTGCTCGATCTCGGCCAGGATGTTTGAGAGGGCTTCGGAGCGGTCCTCGTCCTCCTCCTGCTCTTCCTTGACCAGGAGGGCTGAGTCCGTAGGTGGAGTCTTGGACGGGTAGCTCTTGATGAGCCCGTGTGCTCCCTGGTACGTCTCAGCGTAGGCATCAATCAACGGGACCAGGCCGTCGTAGAAAGAGTTTAGAGCTACGTGCTGCGCGTAGGAGGTAGTGGAGAGGTGCAGCAGGTGCGCTGCGGTACGCACTGCGAAGGACTGGGCTATGAATGCGGGGCAGGTCATTGGTAGCCTCTCGGTTTGAACTGGTCGTAGGAGGCCTTACCTATCTGAGCAGCGTTCACCCCAGCGGCGGCCTTGTATAGCCCACCGAATAGGCGCGGCGCAAAGGCTGCAACGGCCCCGGCACCCGGGATAGGGTGGGATGTGGCGGCCTGGGTGATAGATGTGGGCGCTGCGCTACCTACCGCACCATACGCTCGCTCATGCACAGGGACCCCTGACAACGAGGCCACGGCACCATCAGCGCTGCCCCCCGCGCGCAATGCTTGACGGTAGTCCATCGCAGCAGCAGCGATGCCGACGAGGGGCAGCGCTGTCTGTGCTGCTGCATAGGGCAGGGGGTAATGCTCGTTGAGCGCCGCATGCCCCCTGTCGGCATCGGCCACCATCGGCTGGACCACGTGCTGGTTCACACCACCTGCAAGCTCACTCCAGAACTGCGGGCTCATCGGCCCCTGTGTCAGACCACCACCACCATCTCTCAGAGCGAGACGAAGTTTTCTCATGCTATGCCGCCATGAAGCTGCTGGGGGAGGAGCTGAACAACTTGTCTGCCCATGATGGAACCCTTTGTTCTCGTGGTCTGGCTGGTGGCTCACGGCCTACTGCCATAAGTGCGACATACGCAAGTGAGTCGCAGTTATGGACCAGGAAACCGTTCGCGTAATAAACGTGACTACCCTGCACTGTCAGGTTGTAGACGGGCTGCTTTCCGAGCGCGCGCCTGGCGGTCATAGTCGGGGTGCTGACTGATCCAATGTTTATGCTGGCATGGCTTGCCGCAGAACTTAGCACTAGCGATGAGCGAAGTGAACGCTGTCCCGCAGCACTGGCATACCAGCGCGTGCGGATTGCGTTTATCCCAAGCTTTGCGTCCATTCTCTGCATGCCACGCCAAACCTTCCGGAGAGCTGTGCCATGCCTTGGTGAGGTGTCGAATTCGGGCAAGGTGCGCGAACTGCTCAGGGGTATCGTTGTGGTCTGGGTGCTTGGCGAGATGAGCTGCTCTGGGCAAACATTCCAGGTTGTCGATGTCGTTGTTGCAGGGGTTGTGGTCCCTGTGATGGATGTCGCACCCGTCGGGCACAGGGCCATGGTGCTTGGTCCAAAGGTCCTTGTGATAGAAGCTCCCAGAGCGCGAAAAGTAGTTGCGCAGGTGCTTGCGAGGAGACTGAGGGTATCGGCGGTATATCTTCCCATCGAGCTCAACGCGCTCACTCGGGACGGTCTCTTTGTAGATTCTGGGCATACTTGGCTCCATGATGTAGACAGTATGGCATTGTAATCTAGCGTAGAGTTTAGAGCGACAGACCCCAGCGAGGTGAACGACCCGTTGGGCAAGGCTACGGGGTGGTTGTATGTGCCTGTAAGGGTCGCGCCATTCGAGAAACAGAGCTCGATGACTTCGCTTGCGGGGCTAGTCATCTCCGATGCAATAACCTCGCAGAACCCGCTGGGGGTGGCAACCCAATCACCGGCGCGCACCCGCTCAATGGGGCAGAGGGAGTCGTCAGCCATAAGGACCATGGTTCCTGCAATTAGGCATTGGTCATCGTGTGCACCAGCGGGGAAGCGCAACATTTCCTGCCTACAAGATTCGTACCACTCACCCTCTGTGGTGAAGCTCACCATGCCCTGCTGCATCCGGCCCTGCAGCGCACGGGCGCGGGTCAGCTTGTCAGTGAGCGGCTTCAGGACGGTGATGGGCGGGTACACGTGGCGCTCTCTCATGCGTTTCTTTAATAGAGCTTCGAGGCTGCGGTAAATCTGACCGTCCTCAAAGCCCAGTTGCAGACTCGGACTATACCACTTGGCTGCCAGTGTAAGTATGGAGTCAACAATGAAAAATGCGTCGCCACTGCGGAACCGAATCTGATCCACGATGTGGAGGATGTCGTTGTCGTCCTGCAAGCCCACCGTCCCGACGGTGTAGTCATTGTGCTTGCGCTCAGATATCGCAAAGTCCCACGCGATGAACACATTGCACTTCTTGTGGCTCGGGGCCAGGACCCGACGGAACTGCGCCTTCTCAAAGTACCCACCGTCGTCAGGCACCGGATTCTGCTGGTATAGCGCCGACCACCACCGACCGCCCTTGTTCTGTGCCTTGATACGCAGGAGCTTGTCCAGGTCGTACCTGGCTGGGTGCAGGGCCTCGCCCTTGTGCCGCAGGAGGGTGTGTGGGTCAGCCGGAGGTGCGTCGTACTCAATGAGCTGGGTGGTGTGGTTCAGGTACTCATCAGCTTCAGCGATGGCGGGGTACTTCACCACGTCGAACTGGTCCACGAACCTGTCGTCCGAGCCCACACGCATGGCGGTCTGCAACCGACCGGCAAGATCGTCGTCGTGCCACCATGTATTGTGGCTCACCAGCCCATTGGCGATGAAATTTTCGGTGTACTCGACCTGCAGGTCGAAAACTTCCTCGACCCCGTCGGGCTCAACGCTGACTATCGCATCCAGAGTGAATTCGGAGGTATTCAGCAGCGGCAAGTGCCACGGACTCAGTTCCAAAATGTCCGACTCCTGCGTTGCATCCGTTGCAGAGCAGCCCACGGACCTTGCCGGTATCGTGGCAGTGGTCAACAGCGAGCTTACCCTTCCAGTGATGGGGCAGGGTGGGGTCGGAACCAGGTGGCTTTCCGCAGATTGCGCAGACCCCGCCTTGCTCCAAGGAGAGGTAGTTGTACTCATCGAGGGTGATCCCATACCGGTGCTTGAGGTGGGCATCACGTCGTGAGATGGGGTTGACGCTTGGTGGCCGGGAGCCATCTGCCCATTTTTTCTTGTTGTAGTGTGAAGCGCAGAGCCCTCGTGCTCTGGCTGGCTCTGAACATCCTTCTGCTGCGCAGGTAACACCTTTCCACTTCCCCCACTGCCCTGGCAGGCTGCAATTTTGTGGGCCGTAGTCAAGCTTCGTGTCCGTATCCATTTAAGTTCCCCGTCGGTAGCTGCGAGAAACGGATGCCTCCCATTAGCTCGGACCATTTTACCAGAACTCATTGTGATTTTGAACACTGAATCACAACCATTTGACCTAAAACCCTTCACTACCGAGGTTGCAAGCGCCCCATGGGCGTAGGTAGCGACCTTGTCACCTACGGCGAGCGTATCCAGCCTGCGCTCCAGCCCGTCAGCCATCAAGACAGGCGTGTCGCCGGTCATACACTGGATAATCAACACGCCAGCACCGGGGGCCAAGCGCGAGTACGCAGTGGAGAGGTACCACTGCCACAACTTCTCTCGGTTGTCCACGGAGTCCGCATCCTCTGCGGCCTTGATTGGATCGTCAATGACCAGCACGTGCGCGCCACGGCCCGTGATACCACCGCCCACACCGGCAGCCACGTAGCCTCCACGCTTGCCATGCACCACCCACTTCTCGGCTGAGCGGTTGTCCGGGTCGAGTTTTGTGTCTGGGAAGATGCTCTGGTAGCTCGGGTCTTCGAGGATCGCCTTTGTTGTACGAGCAGGCAATGAATTCGTGATCCGGGAAACGTCCAAGGTGCCACGCAGGGAAAGAACGGCTCGCAAGTTCAGATTTTCCGTGCCGTGGTGGCATCAGAAGCATCAGGCGCGGGGACTTCTTGTTGTTCACGTCGTCGGAGAACTTTTCCAGCCTCCGGCAGATGTCCTCATGCACCCAACCAGCCAGATACTGGTCATTCA